TACATTGATGTTCCAGATGAAAGATACAATGTGCTTGAAGACCAAGCAAATAAAATTGAATCTTTAGAAAAGAAACTCAATGAGCAAATCGAGAAAAATGTTGAATTAAACAAGGACAATGCAGTAAAGACAAGGAATGAAATCATGTCTGAAGTTGCAAGTGACTTGGCTGATACAGCAAAAGAAAAATTTGCTAAACTTGCCGAAGAGATTGAATGGTCAGACGCAGACTCTTTTAAATCAAAATGTGAAACTATTAAAGAATCATATTTTGGTGCTAAAGAAGAAGTCAAAGACTCTTTACATGATGTGGCGGCTGAAGATGGGCTTTCTAACGAAGACTTATCTAAAGCAATGGCTGCTTACACTGCCGCTATAAGCAAAACAAAAGATGTTAAAATATCTTAGTATAAACCGGACAAAGGGAGAAAATTAAAATGTACTTATCCGAAACACACGAAAAAAAATGGCAGCCTGTGTTAGAACACCCTGATTTACCAGAAATCAAGGATTCTTACAAAAGAGCCGTTACATCAGTTATTCTTGAAAACCAAGAAAGAGCTGCTAAAGAAGACAATGCTTTTTTGAGCGAGGCTGCGCCTACAAACGCAACTGGTTCAAACATTTCTAACTGGGACCCAATCCTAATTAGTCTTGTAAGAAGAGCTATGCCAAACCTTATCGCTTACGATATCGCTGGCGTACAACCAATGACAGGTCCAACAGGACTTATCTTTGCAATGAGAAGTAGATACACTTCACAAACTGGTCAAGAAGCTATGTTTGACGAAGCTGATACAGACTTCTCTGGAAGAAATGCCGCTGGTTCAGCTGTAGATGGTTATTCAACTACTGCTAACTCTGGTACTAATCCAGGTGCTCTAAACGACTCACCATCAGCTGGAACTTACACAACAGGTTCAGCAATGACTACAGCAGCTGCTGAAGCATTAGGTGACGCAGACGGAAACGCTTTCGCTGAAATGGCATTCTCAATCGAGAAATCGACTGTTACTGCTAAATCAAGAGCGTTGAAAGCTGAGTACACAATGGAACTTGCTCAAGACTTAAAAGCAATCCATGGTTTAGACGCTGAAACTGAACTTGCAAACATTCTATCTGCTGAAATCCTTGCGGAAATCAACAGAGAAGTTGTAAGAACAGTTTACACAAACGCAGAGAAAGGTGCTGCTACTAACACAACTACAGCAGGTATCTTTGATTTAGATACAGACTCAAACGGAAGATGGTCTGTTGAAAGATTCAAAGGACTTATGTTCCAACTTGAAAGAGATGCGAACAGAATTGCACAAAGAACAAGAAGAGGAAAAGGTAACATGATTATCTGTTCAGCTGATGTTGCTAGTGCGCTTCAAATGGCTGGTGTTTTAGATTACACACCTGCTCTTAACAACAATTTGAATGTTGATGACACAGGCAATACTTTTGCTGGTGTTCTTAACGGCAGATTTAAAGTATACATTGACCCGTATAGTGCAAACAGCTCAGCAACACAATACTATGTTGTTGGTTACAAAGGTACTTCACCTTATGACGCTGGTATGTTCTATTGTCCATATGTTCCACTACAAATGGTGAGAGCAGTTGGTCAAGATACTTTCCAACCGAAAATTGGCTTCAAGACTAGATATGGTCTTATCGCTAACCCATTCGCTGAAACTGGTGCTCAATCGGGTATCGCTACAGCAGTGGACAACGCTGGTTCTGCAAACGCAAACAGATACTACCAAAGAGTTAAAGTTACTAACTTGATGTAATATTTGTTGAGTTTTCAACAGACTTAAAAGGGCGGCTCTAATCAGTCGCCCTTTTTTTTGGCCTTCCTCCGAAATGGATAAATATAAGTATGACAACAACAAATGCATACGACAGACAACCTACAAAGTTTGATTACGCCTCACCTACTCAGTTTAAGTTTCAACTTGCGAAACTGCCTAAAGTGGAGTATTTCACAACTGCTTGTAATATACCAGGGATTTCTCTCGGCACCACTCTCCAACCGACTCCGTTGGCGGACATACCACTTCCAGGTGACACCTTGTCTTTTGGTGATTTAGAGATTACATTTCTAGTAGATGAAAATTTAGAAAACTATAGAGAGATACATGGTTGGATGTATGGTATTGGATTTCCAAAAGCAAGAACACAATTTGCTGAATTGGTAAGTGCAAATAAAGATAGATTTCCTACAAGTGGTAAAGATAGTTTAGTTACAGACGCAGGTAAGGTAAAATATGGTGCAACACCATTAGGACCTATCTTTTCAGACGCAACACTAAATGTTTTGTCAAGTAAAAATAACACAAATATAGAAGTAAGATTTAATGATGTTTTTCCAACAACATTGTCTGGACTAAACTTTAACCAACAGGCTGATGATGTTAATTATCTATCGGCAACTGTTTCATTTAAATACAAAATATATGAATTTGCTTTAAAAAGTGCAAGTAATACAACGAATACAGTCACCTAAGGCTTTACATTTATATAATATTATGATAGGATACCTTTATTATGGATTTAGAAAAACTACAAGAACAAGCTGATTTGGATTTAAAAATAAACGATACTGAACTTGATTTAGAATCGCTTAAAACTCCACAGTTACACAACAAATATTTAAAACACTTAACTAAGTTTAAGTTAATGCTTAGTCGAGCTGAGGGTGATTTATATAATACCAAAAGGAAACTTTGGGAATATTATACTGGCAAAGCAGACGCTTCAGTATATGCACAAAGACCTTTTAACTTTAAACTATTAAGAGCTGATGTCGACCAATATATTCTTTCAGATGAAGAGTATATTAAAGCAAAACAAAAAGTAGATTACTTAAATGCTTGTGTTGATTTCTTAGATAGAACAATTAGACAAATCACTAATAGAACTTTTACAATCAAAAACGCAATTGATTGGCGTAGATTTACTAGTGGTGCTGTGTAATGAAACACGATAAATTATTTTCAACACATGTTTATCTTTTTGACAAAGTAATAGATGATAATAGTTTATTACAAATAAGAAAAGATATCACTTCATCATATAATCAAACTACAAAAAATTGGCAAAGTAAAGCTAATTTACACAGAAATGTATTATATGATAAACTTACTCATAAGGTGGTAGAAAATACAAAAAAAGTTTTTGATAGTTTACATTTCGAGTATCATGGTTTTAATATTACTGATATGTGGTCAAATGTTTTAAAACCAGGCGAAACACATAGACCTCACACACACTCTAATAATATTTTAAGTGGTGTTTTTTATGTAGAGGCCGAACAAACATCTGGTATTATCTTTACAGACCCTAGACCACAAGCTGGTGTTATACAACCACATGTAACAAAACAAGTTATAGATAATGCAAATAAAATTAAATATGATTCAGCAACCAATAGAATGATATTATTCCCATCTTGGTTACAACACTATGTACCAATCAATGAAAAAAAGTCTAATAGAATTAGTATTGCCTTTAATATAATGTTAAAAGGTAAAGTTGGTTCTTCCGAAGAATATCAATCAGCAGAGTTTTAATATGAAGATATCAGATTATATTCACACATACAATCAAGTTATCTCTAATGACTTGGCAAATAATGTAATAACTCATTATCATACAAATGGTAAATGGAATCAATCATCATTTTCTACTAATACAGATATATCTCCTAAAACTAATACTAGAGTTGATATGAAAGAATATTGGATTAATAAACAAGATAAGTTTTACGAAGAATTAAAAACTGGATTTAGAGGTATGGTTGATGATTATATTAAAACACATACTAAAATAGTACCACAAAGTTTTACACCATTTAGAATGAATCATTATGCTGAAGGTGGTTTTATGCAAAATCATATAGACAATATACACCATTCACATGGTCAACAGTATGGTTATCCACATGTAACAGCATTAATATTTTTACAAACTGCTGAAGAGGGTGGAGAAATTGTATTCTGTGACGGCGAATATATACCAGAACAAACAAAGGCTTCAGGTGTTGTTTTTCCTAGTAATTTTATGTATTCACATGAAGTTAAAAAAGTAATTAAAGGTAATAGGTATTCACTTATGACATGGATTTTATAAATGAGTTTAACAAGATATTTAATTATAGATAAAAAAGATGATGTCTATTTAAAGATTGAAGCTGATGAGGACATAAGAAGAGAACTTGGCCAATTCTTTACCTTTGAGGTACCTGGTTTTAAGTTTATGCCTCAGTTTAGAAACAGAGTATGGGACGGAAAGATTAGATTGTTCTCATATCAAACAGGTCAAATTTATGTTGGTCTATACCCCTATATATTAAAATGGTGTGAAGATAACAAGGTTCATGTTGTTGACGGCACTAAAATACAAGATACAAAAGTTGACGAAGCAAAGGTAGATAAGTTTATTGAAGCTTTAAAAATACCTTTTACTGTTCGTGACTATCAAAAGGAGGCATTTATATATGCAGTTAGAAAAAATAGAACTTTATTACTTTCACCCACAGCTAGTGGAAAATCTCTTATTGTCTATCTTCTTGTTAGGTTTAACATTCTTCGGTTAAAAGAAGACAAGAAAAAAATATTAATTATTGTACCAACTACATCTTTGGTCGAACAACTGTTTAAAGACTTCAAGGATTATGGTTGGTCACCTGAAAAATATGTACATAGGATTTATCAAGGTCATTCTAAAGAAACAAATAAACCTGTAATCATATCTACATGGCAATCTATCTATACACAACCTAAAAAATACTTTAAAGATATCCGTATGATAGTAGGTGATGAAGCACATTTATTCAAGGCTGTTTCACTAACTAAGATATTGACAAAACTAGAAAAATGCCCATATAGAATAGGACTAACTGGTACTTTAGATGGTACACAAACACACAAGTTGGTGTTAGAAGGACTTTTTGGTACAGTCAACAAGGTGGTTTCTACAGTAGAACTACAAGAGAAGAAACAATTAGCTGACTTAAAGATTTTCTGTCTAATATTAAAACATGGTGCGATTGAGTGTAAACATGCTAGTGGTATGAACTACCAAGAAGAAATGGATTACATAGTACAATCTGATAAAAGAAATAAATTTATACGAAACTTGGCCGCTGGTCTAAATGGTAATACA